GTATCTTGAACATCTACCATGATTTCCTCAATCGTAATCACCCGTTAATATAGTATTCTTTACTAAGTCTAACATCAAATTAAACTTTTCCATTGGTATATCAGATACTATTTTTAATTCGTCACCAGTATCTATAATGAGGATGAAAGGATATTTAATCTCTTCATCATCTTCAATGTTATCTATACCCTCTGAAACTTTTTGTTTAAGAGTTTTAGACTTATCCTTTTTAAAGTTACCTTGTATTACCTTCAACGATTTCCTCCTGATCCCATAATCACCCCTCGACTTTTGCGGCTTTGGAGTTTGGACAGATTATACTTGGCAACTTCTGAGAAGTCAATCCCGTTGTCAGCTAAGACATTGGCAAGATTCCACAAAACATCGCCAGCCTCTGAAATGATCTCATCCCTATCTATCTTTTTCGCATCCCCGCGTAACATGGGCTTGATAAAAAGATCTGCTAACTCTGAGGACTCTACCATCAAAGAAGCTATAGGGTAAAATTTATCTGTGTATATAGCGGTACTAACAGCTTTCTTTTGGTAACTGTTAAAGTTCATGCCAACCTTTCCTCGTATGTTTTTCAATAAATTGTGCTACAGTTAGGTCAGAGCGACTAGCCTCATTCCATAAAAGATCTAGTTCTTCTCCAGACCATAGGCCACCGCCCATTTCATCTAGCATCATAGAGCAATATGCCTCTTCATTAAAAGCACTTCTAACCAGACGATTCATATTAAAGCTAGGTTCGGTTTGTCGTTTCATTTAACCTCCAAATAGTTTAGTAAACAGGCCAGCCAATAACATAACAGCCGCGATTGCATTGATCACGATGATTGCTCTATCGCTCCACATAAAACCAACTACAGCCCACATAGTCGTACCCGCAAAGCTTAAAAGCATATCATACACTTGTAGCTCCGGTATACCAGTGCTTCGCAAAGCAATAGCAACAATCAGCCAAATGCTTCCAACCCATTTAAGATACCAATCTAAAGTACCCTTTGGTGTTTGGCTCTTGGTGATTCTACTACTATGTTTAATTTCTTCAACTGAATACTCTTTACCTTCGTCTGATACGATGGTATCATTAATCATTATCTAGCTCCTTAATTAACCATCCTAAATAGACTTGGGCTTTCTTGAGATCTTCTATGCCATTCTTGTATTCATACCTCCAAAGATATTTAAGGCAGTTACCTTTGAGATACCCCTTAAATTCTTGTGGGTGCATTGAGGCTCTAATAGCTTGAATAGCTTCAATGGCTCCTTTGTTGTAGTGGTCTGGTTTATTTACCACATCATGTTTATCTTCAGGGTGATAAAGTTTTCCGTAGACTGTGTTGCTTTTAGATACACGATCCCATTCTGCTGGGGGTACGTCATCAATACTCATAGGTATCCTCCATCTTTAAGGTACTGTCCGATCACGATGCCAATCGAAAAACAAGTTACAATAATTAATGCGCTCACGTACTCTGGCGATTCTTTAATTAAAAGCCAAGTTCTTTTCAACATAAAACCTCCATAGTTTTTCAATAGGATCTAAACTATCTGCGTCCATTACAAACCTTTCTCCATAGCCAAAGTCTTTTTTGTAGGCTCTTTCAAAAAAAGTTTTTCTGCCGATGCACCCATGTAGTTTTAAAATTTCAGCATCATCAGTCGCACCGTATAGAACTGCAACTTTAGCCGCAAAAGATTTTTCAGTGTCAAATATTAGGGGGCCGTTTTCGCGGGAGCTACACTTAACATCCACTGATGTTTCACCCAACCAAAAATCTATACCTCCATCAGACAAAACATTTACAACGGGCAGAGGTAAATTAAACAAACGAGCAAATAAAAACTCTGCTTTGAAGGCAGTGATATTATTTTCTGTTCGCGTAGCCATGCCCTTTTTATCTGTCATTCTTGGAACAATACCCTGCATTTCACAAAGCCTAACAGTGTCCTGCCCCATGAGTATAGAATCGTGATGGTCTTTAGGGTTTAATTTAAAATACATTGCTCACCCGATACATAAGAGGCCCGTCTAAGATTACCGTTCCACTTCATAGGTCTACCAGCCGCTAACCAATCTGTATACTTACTCATGTAATATAGATTATAGGCAACGATAGTATCTTCATCTTTATAAGTATCGGGCATACACTGAGGCGGGTCAACCCAGCCATTACTTTTTATATTCTTTGGCATTCTTGAAAGAAACATACGTAGCTTTAGCCAGCTTGTATGGTTATGTGAGAAGCGTTCATAGAACTCTGCACTCAAAGCTCTGAAGTGTTTATATAACCAATCATAATGCTCATCACTTTGCCTAGCCCAGACTGTGCTGGGATGATTGACATAAGCCGCAAGATAATATTTATCGTCCCACTTAGGAAGTATCCAGCGTTTAGCTTTACGGCCTGACGCTGAAGTACCCTCAACTAGCCTGCCATCAAGAACTCTATGCGCTGTTGATAGTATTTGTGCTGACTCTAGCGGCATCTTAACGATGTGCTGATCACACATTCGCTTTGCAGACTCAACGGGATCTGCATTCAAATAAAATATATTCATGGTTCATAGCGTCCTAGTATTTCATTAGTTGGTATAAGTTGTATGCGGTTGATACGCACCGGAAGATAGGGGTACTCATTTATGTGGGCTATCATAGCTTGTTGAGCGCCGGGGTCATAAGTTTCATAAGCATTACCGCACTCCCACTCATCTGTGCCAGTAGTAGTGTCAGTCTGATACTCTATTCTGTAATAGTGCATTGGTATTTCATTTTCATCTATCAC